GAAGAAGAAGCCACATATACCTTTAGCGCAATCACTACCATGCAGAACTATGCAGGTGGATCGATTAAGCAAATAGGTGTATTTGAAAAGAATGTAGCATTTAGCACCGCGCAATTATCAGCATTACAAGCCATAGCAACTGCAAACGAAGCCGTTTACAAGCCATTGCAAATAATGTTAAATGCAGAGATAAGCGGAACTGCATCGGTAGCATCGTTGGTTGACTTGTCAACATCAACTGCTCCAAATGTATCGGTAACAATAGCGCAAGATGGCGCAAATGATGGTTATCACATTTACAAGGCTACCGGCAAATCAGTTGGTTCTATTGGTGCTATGTTAGGTGCTGTATCACTTGCTAAAGTTAGCGAGTCAATTGCTTGGGTAAGCAAGTTTAATGTGGCATTAGGAAGCGAATTAGACACTATCGCATTTAGCAATGGACAAAACTATACTTCACTTGCAGATAGTCAATTTGAGAGCCTAAATAACTACTCATACATATTCCTACGCAAGTTGGTTGGTATTACCGGTAGTTATTGGAGCGATTCTAAAACCTGTGTGACACCTACAAGTGATTATGCAACCATCGAAAACAATCGTGTTTACCAAAAAATTACCAGAGTGGTTCGCGCTAATATGCTACCTGCTTTGAGTTCACCTTTGAAGGTAAATGCAGATGGTACTTTAAGCACCGCAACCATTGGATATTTTGAAACATTGGCAAATAATCCGTTGGTACAAATGGAAGCAGATGATGAGTTATCAGCGCACAAGGTTATTATCAATCCTGCGCAGGATGTACTTGCCACAAGCACTTTGGAGTTGACATTGCAGAATGTACCTTTAGGTGTAGCAAGAATTATTAAAATTAATGTTGGATTCGTTAAATCAGTATAAAAATGGCAGCAAATTTAATACCCCTAATCAATGGCAAGGCTTACGAGTATGCCGACATAACCTGTATCATACTTGGTGTGCCAATCGTTGGTATTACCGCAATTGAGTATGGTGAAGAAGCCAACACCGAAAATATCTATGCAACAGGAAGGTATCCTGTATCGCGTGGTTATGGTCAGGTGACACCATCAGCAAAGGTTACTATATTGATGAACGAAGTAATGAACATTGTATCGGCTGCTCCTAACGGCAGAGTACACGACATTCCAGAGTTCGACATTATCGTAACTTATACCGATGCTAACTTGATTCCTGTTACTCACAAGATTCGTAATTGCAGGTTTAAAAACAACATGATTTCATCAGCAAGTGGTGACACAAGTATCGCAATACCTTTGGACTTAATTGTTTCTCACATCGAATTTGTTTAGTATATTTGAGAAATCAAAAATACAATTATGACAATCGAAGAACTAAAAGCAAAGTATCCAAATAGCGACATTTGGACATTATCAGTAAAAAACAAGCACAATGTAGACATTTCTATTCACCTCCGCGAGATGGATAGGATTGCCTACAAGGTGGTAAGTGGGTTAATTGCTAAAGATGAGTTACAAGGTGTTGAATCATTCTTGCGGACTCTATGCGTACATGGTGATGTTGAAGGCATTATAAGTGACTTTAAAGCATTGCGAAGCGCAGCAATTACAATACTTCCGATGTTAACTGCTGAAGCCGGTGAATTAAAAAAAAATTAGAGTCGGCAAAGAAACTATTAGAAACGGATGAGTTTGCACGACAAAATGCGCTTGTCCGTTTTTATTATAAAGAGAATCCAAACGCAATGACTGATGAACAATGGGCATTAGCAATTGAAGAAATAATGTGGGTGTTGAAGTTTAATGGCACAATTCAAGATAAAAAATGAGTAATACAACGGTTGAATATTTACTCCGATTAAAGGATCAGTTTAGTACAGGTATTCGTACAGCAACGAATGATACTGAAAAATTAAACCAATCAGTTAATAGTACACAAAATAGTTTAAACTCATTAAAAACGGCATTTGCTGCTATTGGTACAGGCATTGCAATTAGAGAAATAGTAAATGCTACATCATCAGTTGAAACATTAAAAAATCAATTAAAATTTGCAAGTGGTAGTGCTGAACAAGGTGCAAAGGACTTTCAATACATTACCGATATATCAAAGCAGATGGGATTGGACTTGCAAGTTGCAGGTAGAGCATTTGCACAATTTGAATCAGCAGCAAGAGGAACAACAATAGCAGGTGAAGGAGTAAAAGATGTTTTTGAAAGTGTTGCTATGGCATCAACTGCTATGGGATTAAGTTCGGAACAATCCGAAGGTGCTTTTTTAGCATTACAACAAATGTTGTCTAAAGGTAAAATACAAGCGGAGGAGTTAAGAGGTCAGTTAGGTGAAAGAATACCAGGAGCATTTCAAATTGCTGCAAGAGCGATGAATATGACAACTGCTGAACTTGATAAATTTATGGCTGATGGTAAATTAATGGCTGAAGATTTCTTGCCTAAATTTGCCAATCAAATAAAATTGGAATTTTCCGGAGCAATGGGTGATGCTACCAATAGTTTAAATGCTAACTTAAACAGATTAAATACTTCCTTTTACGAATTAAAATATACACTTGGAGAGGTGCTTATGCCAATTATTAAAGGCACAATTACATTGCTTGGTGGACTTGCTGATATAGGTAAATCATTGTTATCAGTAATGAAAGAAAATACTCAACTTTTTGCTTATTTAGGTGGTGTATTTGGAACACTTGCAGGTGCGTTATTATTATACAAAGGTTATTTAGTGATAACAACGGCAGCACAATGGGCATTAAATACTGCAACTGCATTTTTTGAAGGTCTAACAGGTGTTGGAATGTTTGCGGTGGCAGCAGCAGGTGCAGCAGCATTGGCAGTTGGTATTTATGCAGCAAAAGAGGCACAAGATGGTTTAAACGCATCAATAAAAAATCAACCATCAGCAGCACTTAATCCAATGGCAACTAAAATGCCAAAAATACCTGCTGCAACACAAACTAAATCATCTACATCAAAGTCCGGAACAAGCACTACCGCAGTTGAGAGCAAAGGTGTTACAAACTTTAACATAAATATCCAAAAGTTAGTTGAGCAGATTACAATGAATACAACTAATATGAAAGAAGGTGCAAATGAGATTAAACAAGCGGTGGCACAAGCACTTATTGAAGCGGTAAATGACTTCCAATTAATGGCAACAAAATAACATGGCATTAGATTTTTACATACCTAAACCACTTGCGAAAAACAATGAAAAAACTTTGGCGAAAGGCTTTGGTATTCCATTGGTACAAAGAGCAATAATAAGTGCGAAAAACTTTGAAATAGAATCGGATAAGGCAGAAAGTATATCACAATTTGGGACACCTGTTTATGGTACTTTATTTATTAAAAGACCAGAATATAGTGTTTATTCATTTAATGGTGATACACGTGAGTATGTTGAGGAAAATGTAGGTGAAAAATTAAATGAAAACACAGAAGGTGGTTTTATTTTGGAAAATTGCATTATTGATGTAAATCAGCAAAAAAACATTATAACCACAGAAGTAACTGATTTTAATGGAACAGTCAAAGAGTACATTAGTGATGGTGATTATGGTATTACAATAAGGACATTTATTGCAAGTGGATATCCCGACAAATACCCACAGGAAGATGTAAATACATTGACATCATACTTACGCGCACCGGTGCAATTATCTATTGTTAGTTCATTTTTAAACGATGTGTTTAAGATTAATGACATGGTAGTCACTAATTATGAATTGAATCAGCAACAAGGATTACGCAATGTTCAATACATTACAATCAATGCAATCAGTTGGTTTGATTATCAATTAATTTCATCCAACAATGTTTAGGCTAATATCCAGGATTAAAATAGTTCAGCAAGGTGATGGGCGAGATTTAGAAATATATCTATCTCAAATAAACACCGCAAGTATTGAGAGGTCATTCGATAAGATGACACAAACTGCCAAAGTGGTATTGCCAAGAAATTTAAAGTACAACAATCAAAACATATACGAAGGGAGTGATCCGTTATTAAGAAGAGGTGATTACATCGAATTATCAGCAGGTTATCATCCCGATGTCTATGTATTGTTTAGAGGTTATATAAGTAAGATTGACAACAATGTACCTATTACTTTATTGTGCGAGGATGAGATGTTTAAGTTAAAGCAAACGATTGCACCTAACTTATCTTATAAATCGGTATCACTAAAGGAATTTTTGAGTAAAACCATAAACAATGCGTGTAGTTGGAAAGCAATAGATGCGCAGTTAGGCAAAATAAGAACGCAAGAAGCATCCATAGGTAAAATACTTGCAGTATTGCGTGATGACTACGGGTTATATTCGTTTTTCAAAGATACCGAGTATGGTAGTGTGTTGTATATTGGCTTGGCTTATTATCCCGATGAAGCAGTAGAGCATACATTTTTATTTGAACGCGCAATGATAAAGGATGGGATGAACTTGATATACTTGAAAAAGGATGATGTGAAAGTGCAGATAAAGGGTATAATTATCAAAGAAAATAGCAAGGAGGAACATACCTATGGTGATTTGACCGGTGAGTTGAGGACTGTGTTTCAATATGGTGGAACAAAAGCAGATTTAGATGCTAAATGCCAATCGTTTTTGGAACAAATGAATTATACAGGTTACTATGGCTCATTCAACACATTTTTGACACCAATCGTGACTGTTGGTGATTATGCTTATATTAACTCATACAAGTATCCAGAGCGAGTTGGTAAATATTTAATCAAATCAGTAAACACAACATTTGGTGTAAACGGAGGAAGGCAATTAATTGAATTAGAAAGGAGGATAGCATAATGGGAGGAGAAGCAAGAGATATAAAAGAAGCAATTAGGTCATTGAGCGGATTTGATGACTTAATGTACGAAGCCACAGCGTGTAAGGTTAGTGATATTGACACCGTGTCGCTTACCTGCACCTGTAGTCCAATCGATGGTAGTGCTTACTTATTTGATGTGCTACTTAATGCCGATGGTAAAAAAGGCTTTGTGCTGATTCCTAAAGATGGTAGTGTGGTTATTGTTAACCAGGTTAGTGATGCAAACGCATTTGTATCGATGGTAAGTGATGTTGACCAAATATACCTTGCAGGTGATGTGAATGGGGGGTTAGTTAAAATTAATGAATTAACTGCTAAATTAAACCAATTAGTTACGCAAATTTCTGCTAATTTTAGCGCTATTGCTGCGACTTATCCATACACAATAGTACCATTAACACCTTTTACTCCAACTGATTACCAAAACACTAAAATACAACACGGAAATGGTTAAAGATTTTTTGCAAGATTCGGATGGTGACATATTAATTACTGATGGTGACTTTGTCATCGGTGATAGCGACAATGACCATATAGTAGATATAATCAATAGCAATCAAGGCGATTGGAAAGAGTTTATTTTATGCGGTGTTGGCATTGATAACTATTTGAACTCCTCCGGTATGCAGTTACAACTAAAGAAAAACATCATAACTCAATTAGGCATTGATGGTTACGGCAGTATAACTGTTGTGTTCACAGGTAATGACACCTCACAATTCCAAGTAGATGCAATACGCGGTTAAACAAGGACAAGACATTTATGCGGTTGCCGTTCAATTGTATGGTGATCCGCAGTATGCTATAAAATTGTGCAATGACAACGGATTGACAATTACTGATAGCATTGAAGGTTTAACATTAACTTACGATGACAACATCAAGCGCAATGTGGTTAAGAACGCAATCAAGCAGCCAGAAGTGCCAAATGTTGTGAATAATAGTTACTTTGTTAAGACCTATCAAAACATTTATGACTTGGCTTTGCAGTTTGGCTATGGGTTGGACAGGCTTGTAGAATTTGCACAAATGGTTGGTGTTCAATTATCACAGATTGACATAAGTAATCAAGTAATTCAAGTAACAAAAATACGCACTAACTTACCATTAGGTCTTAACTTTGCTACCTACTCCGATGTTGTTACACCTACTCCAAGTGTTGGTGCGTTTATACTGATGGAGTCGAGCGGTTATGTGTTGTTAGAAAGTGGTGACAAAATAGAATTAGAATAATTATGGCAGATACTAAAATAAGCGCAATGACAAGCGCAGGTACACTCACAGGTAGTGAGGAAGTGCCGGTAGTACAAAGCGGAGCAAACGTAAAAACAACAGTCCAGGATATTGCTGACTTGGCAAGTGCAAGTGGCATACCACACGCAACGGCAAGTGGAACAGACACATATACTGCATCGGTTACAGGGGTAACGGCTTACAACGATGGTGATGCATATTTAATTAGGTTTACTAATGGCAATACAACTGCGTGTACCTTACAGATTAACTCTATTTCACCTGCTGTTCCATTATATCGAAACAACGATGGTGCGCTGATAGGTGGTGATATTTGGGCAGGGGCAGAAATGCTTTGTATCTACAACTCTACTTTATCTGCGTTTCAATGTATCGGCACTTCATCAAATAGTTTGTTTGCGTATGTAACTAATGGCGAAACAAGTACAACAATAACTAAAGGTCAAGCAGTATATGTAAGTGGCGGTCAAGGTGATAGAATTAAGGTAAAGTTGGCTTATAACACAACAGATACAACATCAGCGCAGACAATTGGTATAGTAGTGACTTCAAGTATTGCACCAAATAATAAAGGTATAGTTATTGTGCAAGGTCAATTGGATGGGTTGTCTTTATTCCCTACAACAGGACCAGTTATATGGGCAGATGGTGACTTTGTGTACTTGGGTGCAACCGCAGGGGCAGTCACAAAGACAAAGCCGTATGCACCTAATCATCTTGTTTATCTTGGCTATGTAACTACGGCAAGTAATGGTGCAGCCGGAAGGATGTATGTGAAGGTGCAGAATGGTTATGAGATGGATGAGTTGCACAATGTTAGCGCACAAACACCTGCAAATGGTGATATATTAGTATATAACACATCCACATCATTGTGGGAAACATCCTTTGCGAAGGAATTAGAATTAAGTTTAATAAGTTCATTTAGATTTTTAACAGGTAATTAATATGGCATTAAATGCAAATCAAATCCCTGTATATGGGATAACACCAAAGACATCAGTAGGCAACTTAAATGCTGCTACCGCAGGTTCAATGGGTACAACAACCAACGCAGTTACAGTAGTAACGGCAGGTTCAAACGGATGTATTATTGATTCATTGGTTGCAAACACAACTGATACGGCAGCAGTAAACTTGTTTGTATCAATAGTTGATTCAGCAGGTACAGGAGTTAGACCATTAGGCATTGTCAATGTACCTTTGAATAGTGGTAACGCAGCAAACGTGCTGAATGTTGATGTGCTAAATAGTGCGGTGTTAGTTGGTATGACTGTTGACCAGAACGGCAAAAGAATCATCCGACTTGCACCAAGCGAAACATTGCGTGTTTCAACACTTGCAAACATGACTGCTGCGAAGAATTGCTATGTAACTGCTCAATATACTGACTTGTGATAAAGACAGGCATTGAAACAGGTGTACTTGGATGTGGGTTGATTAGACCTGCAAGTGGGATTGTTATCACTAAAAACATCTACACAAGGTACTCCGACTTTGATGCCAAAGTATTTCTATATACATCAACTGCATCGGGCAATCAAAACAAAGAATCTATTTATACTTTAGTAAGAGATTTAAAAATAGCAGGGATTTGGGATAGGTGCATTGCGATATATCCATTTATTGGAGGTACAGCAACAACATTTCGACCGAATCTAATGAGTTCAACTCAATATCCGCTAACTTTCAATGGTGGCGCTACTTTTTCCAGGACAGGTTATTTACCTAATGGAACAAGTGGTTTTGCAAATACCGGTATCAATGCCAACGCAAGATTAACGCAAAGCAATGCTCACCTTTCATTTTATTCAAGGACTAAC